AATTGGCAACGGCTCTGGTCTGGATGCCTGCCGGATCGGATAAGATCCACAATATATGGGAAGAGTGGCTGAAAACAAGAGTTAAAGGAAGGAGGATGGATTTATTTTTACGTAAGGTTACCACTCCGGATGCTTTCTGGCAGGATTTAACAAATACTATCTACGATTTCAAGCCAAGTAAAAAAGATAAGTTAACCGAAGTGCCAAAAAATGCTGATTTGATTTGCTTTCATGGCAGGCCCCGCGTATTTGACGCTCAGGGTATAACCTGGGTCAGAGAATACATTTGTGAGGCATTTACAAGCCCTGTGGACAACGATAAGCAGGTTACTGTTATAATACCTTACAATAAGGACAGGGGCTGGCTAAACGAAGCTATCCGCAGTGTGCCGAAAGATGTTCAGCTCATCCTTAGTAAAGGAAATGGGGGATGGCCGGAAAACTTTAATAAGGTCCTTCCCCAAGCGGAAGGTAAATACATAAAATATCTTCATGAAGATGATATGCTGACTGAGAATTGTATCAGGGATTCTGTCAGGGCAATACAGGAACAAGAGGTGGATTTCATACATGGGAATGCTATTGAGATATATCAGCAGAACCATGACAGAAAGTTTGTTAAAAGACCTGCAATAAAACGTCCTGCATTACAGGATCTATTGAGAAAGAATGTTATCCATAGTGCTACAACGATGTACCGGCGGGAGATATTTGAAAAGATAGGCGGTTTTAATGAGACATTGAATACTCAGGAGGAATATGAATTTAACCTGCGATGCCTAAAAGCTGGATTTAAAATAGGGTATTGTGATTCTTCTCTTGCTTTTTACAGGCGGCATCCCGCACAGAAGGTAAGAGTAGTAAATAAAACGGAAAAACTAAAGGAAAAACAATTGGTCAATAGTATGTATAATGATTGAACAGATGCCCATATTAATAACCGGAGTGCCCAGATCGGGGGCTTCAATGATTGGGGGAGCGATCAATATGTGTGGGGCTTTCGGAGGGAAGATGTCGAAGCGTGGGATGTTTGAAAATGAGATGATCCTGGAAGAGATTGTTAAACCTTATTTTAATGATATTGGAGCCGATCCATCAGGTCAGTATCCTTTACCGGTTATAGATAATATATCCATTCCTGTGAGCTGGCGAAGGAGAGTGGAACAGGTAATAATTAATGAAGGGTATCAAAAAGGCCGGTGGATGTATAAGGATTTCAGGCTGAGTTTGATATGGCCGGTGTGGAATTTTGCTTTCCCTAATGCCAAATGGATCATTGTGCGCCGCAGGACGGGAGATATAGTGCAGTCTTGTTTGAAAACAGGATTTATGGAGGCTTTTGATTCTAAAGCCAATCAGAAAGCTGTTGAAGTGGATACCGAACAAGACGGCTGGTTATGGTGTGTGCATCAATATGAAAAACGATTTGTCGAGATGATCGAAGCAGGGCTAAACTGTAAAGTAATTTGGCCGGATCGTATGGTGCATGGAGATTACGGACAGATGTATGAAACATTGGAATGGGTAGGTCTGGAGTGGAAGAGCGAAGTATTGGATTTTATTGATGGTAAACTATGGCATACGCGTCACAAACAGATTAAGACTATAAAATAATAAGGAGGACTAATAATGGCAAACAGAGCAGATTCGGTAGATGTCCTGCAAATACTTGAAGGATGTACAGTATCGGCTACCGTAGTCGATGCATATATCACAACGGCCAATGCCGTAGTTACAGATGTGTTGGGCGATGATACATATTTGAGTAGTGACCTGAAAACAGCTATAGAGCAATGGCTGGCGGCTCATATGATTGCCAGTACACTGTGGCGAACTACAGCGAAGGAAAAAATTGGTGAGGCGTCAGTTGAATATACCGGTAATTGGTCTGAGGGATTAAACAGTACACCCTATGGGCAGATGGTCCTGTCATTAGATACTACGGGCAAGATGGCTGCGCTGGGTAAGCGGGTTGTTAAAATCCTTGCAATAACGAGTTTTGAATAATGGGAATTGAAGCATTTATAACGCGGGCCTGCAAACAAAAATGCGTTTATTGGGGAGAACCCTCACCTGATGGGTATGGCGGGAGGACGTTTGATTCAGCTTATCCTGAGGAGATCAGCTGTCGTTGGGAAGCGCGGACCCAGGTTATAAGTGATGGAAAGGGTAATGAGATTGTATCACGTGCCCGGGTGTATGTGACAGAGGATGTGGAAGAGGAAGGTTGGTTGTTTCTAGGCACGCTGGATGATCTGGATAGTTACGAGGAGGCTGACCCGATGGAGGCGAGTGGAGCATATAAGATAAAACGTTTTGATAAAACACCGACAATACGTGGTGATGATTTTATAAGGATAGCATATTTATAATGATAGTAAAAGGGACTCCAAAATCGATAAAGCCGCATACAGGTCTGAAAGGAATGGATATTGTTTTGAGGAATCTTAACAAGGAAATCCAAGCCATAGAAGGGCGTAGTATGAAGGGATTAATTGGAGGAGCCATTATAATTAGAGAGGATATGGATAAAACCCCTCCATTGATTCCTGTTGATACTGGTAATTTGAGAGGTTCATGGACTACTTGGCCTTATCGTGAGGGAAAGATTTTTGGTTTGATTATTGGCTTTACTGCTAATTATGCAGCATTTGTCCATGAGATGATTGGACCTTGGGAACCAGGATGGAGATATGGTCCGGGAAAAGGAAGAAAGAGGTGGTATATTCCACGACCTGATGCTGCTCCTAAATTCTTTGAAGCATCTATGAAACGTAATAAAGACAATGTTTTGGAAGAAATCGCAGATAATGCACAAATCAAATGAATGCAAGTAGTATTGATATCGTGGAAATGTTAGAAGCGGAAAGTTCATTGGGATTGACTTTTGGAACGGATTTGTTTATCGGCAAAGAACTATCAAAGCCGGATAATTGTGTGACTATATTTGATACACCCGGTTTCTCGCCACTTTTAACTTTAGATGGAGGAGATTATTACTATCCATCCATCCAGATAAGGGTCCGTAACAATGATTACCGTACAGGATGGGATTTGATACATGATATAAGGGTTTCACTTCATGGTCGGTCACATGAGACATGGAATGGAACATTATATACTGTCATTTATTGCTCCAGTGGACCAGCTTTTCTGGATTGGGACGAGAATGACAGGGCGAGATTCGTTATAAACTTTGATATGCAGCGCAGATAAATTGAATGTTTAATTTAATAAGAAAAGGAGGTAAATTATGGCTACAGAAGCAACAGCAGGAATAGGGACATCTTTCCGAAGATGGGATGGAGCCAATTGGGTTCACATCGCCGAAATCATGAACATTGGTGGATCCGGGAAAACCAGGGGCACAATTGAAGTTGTTACTTTGGATACGGTCGATTATAGTGACTTTATTTCATCTAAAATTCGTGATGCCGGAACAGTCACTTTTACGATGATTTTTCGTAGGGATACCTATGAGATAATGAATGATGATTTTGAAAGTGATGATCTTCAGAATTATGAAATTCTATTACCGGATGATGAGTTAACATCCTTCGAATTCGAAGGATGGGTGACTGAATTACCATTGCCGTCTACTTCACCAACTGAAGCAATTACGGCGGATGTGACTATTAAGATCAGCGGAGAAACTGTAATAAATTCCGGATCTGGTAGTAGTGCTTAATTGAATTAATCCTAATCATGGATTATTTATTATTAATTATTTAAAAAGTTTTAATCATGAAACAATTTGCTAGTAAAGAAAAACAAAAATTACTTGACAAGGATGCTTTGTTGCGCAAAGAAGAGCTTGAAATTGTCCAAGTGGATTTAGGAAAAGATGAATATGTGTTCGTACGTCAGATGACCGGGCGCGAACGTGACATTTGGGAACACTCCATGTATAGTTTTATAGATGATGAAAATTCAAAGAGAGGAGTGCGAATGGAACGTCATTTAGATGATTTTCGAGCTAAATTATGTGTGTGCACTATTTGTGATGAGAAGGGGAATTTATTATTAGAACCTAAAGATGTACCCGCATTGTCACAGAATATGAGTGCAGCACGTTTGGAGAAAATTGTCAATGAAGCGCAAAAGCTGAACGCAATAACTGAAGAGGATAAGGAAGCTCTCATAAAAAACTTAGATGCCGGCCTAGCCGGCAGTTCCAGTTCCGGCTCTGCCGAGAGTTAGGCATTATACATCCAGACAAGTTACTGGATCAGCTTAATTCGAAGCAATTAAGTGAGTGGGAAGCATATGATAGATTAGATCCGATTGGATCATGGCGTGAGGATTTTAGAACGGCTAAATTATGTTCACTGATTATGAATGGGATGATATCCTGGTCGGGGGAGAAGGATGCAAAACTAACTACTCCAATGGATTTTATGCCAGACTGGGAAGGTGAAGTGAGAAAAGATGAAGTGAAGGCACCTCGGCAGAGTGTAGAAGAGCAGAAACGAATATTATTTGACTTAGCAAGGACTCAGAAGAAGAAAGCAGAAAGGGAAAAGAATTTGAGAGAAAAAGGACCACCAATAAAACTTAGGAATAAATGAATTTAGGGGCATTAATAGCAACGTTGGGTATTGATTCTTCCGGCTTACTTAGGGCTGAAAAGGAAATGCGTAATTATGAAAAGGTGGCTAATACCAGCATGAATTCTGTAAATAACAGGATAAAATTGCAGGAAGGTCTTATCGCCAATGTTGAGAAGTCTATCGATGCATTGAAGCAGGCCCGCAAAGGAGCTTTTTCTATTGAGGCAATAGAAAGGTATAATAAAAAGATTGCAGAGGCTGAAATACACTTGAAAGAATATGAACAGGCAGGATTGCCAGCAGAAAAACAAACTAATGCTATGGCAGATGGATTCAAAAAATTAGCATTGCGAGTAGTTACAGTAGCTGCTGCATGGAAAACATTCAAAACTTTGATGGAATCTACTAGTCAAAGTACTGTTTGGTTTCAATCCGTTATCAGGGGTGCCAAAGATGAGCTTAATTACTTTATGAAATCCATAGT